GACGCGATGGCCAAGTTCGTCTCCACGATGGAGAGTTCCCATACGGGGAACCAGATGGCGACAAAGAATCTTTACGTCGGTGCCGGGGTTGACGTGAAGACCGTTGGCTCGAACTTCGCGGACCTGGCGATGCAAGCGACCCAGTCTCATGGAGAGACCCGGATCGCAGCCGCAGCGGGCGTGCCCCCGTCGCTCCTGGGGATCGCAGAGGGCTTGAAGGGCTCGGCGCTGAACCAGGGCAACTTCGTGGCCACCCGAAGGGTGTTCGCAGACATCACCATCCGCCCCTGCTGGCGTGCGGCGTGTTCGGCATTATCCACTCTCGTCCCACCGCCCAGTGGGGCTCGGCTTTGGTACGACGACCGCGATGTGCCGTTCCTTCAAGCGGATCTGCAAGATTCAGCCAACGTTCGGATGGCCGATGCCACGACCGTGCTGAACCTGATCAACAGCGGATACGACCCCGATTCGATCATCGCGTCGATCCAGACCGGAGACTGGAGCCAGCTGACCCACACTGGGCTCATTAGCGTTCAACTGCAACCCCTGACCTACGCGCAGGCCGCGAAGACCGGTGCGCTGTCTCTGAAGCCGAAGCCCCCGCCCCCACCGCCGCCAGTGATGCTGCCGACCCCCGTGGCACCGGCGGCTCCCGACGATGATAACAAGGATGACTCCAATGCCTAACCGCGCTGACGAGCCCAAGTATTCGATGCCAGATGGGTCGTATCCCATCAACAACTGCGCCGACGTCAGCGACGCTGCAAAGCTCGCCCATCACAGCAAGACGTACAGCTTTGACAAGGTGAAGGCGATGGTGCTCAAGGCCAAGGCCGGTCTCGGATGTCCGGACTCTGTTCTCCCCGATACTTGGGATGAAGAGAACTCCGTTCACCCACGGGACGGAGTGAAGGGCTGTCTCGTCCGCTCTGTCTTTGGTGAGGGCGCGATTGAACTCCGTCAGCCAGAGGCCGACTCGACCGGGACGGAGCTGTTTGGTCATTTCTCGAAGTTCAACACATGGTACAAGGTGGACAGCGCATGGGAAGGCACGTTCATGGAGCGTGTTGCGCCGGGTGCGTTCTCGAAGACCATCGCAGAGGACAGCTCATCCATGCGGGTGACGTTCAATCATGGCATGGACCCGGTGATGGGCAACAAGCCCCTCGGCCCGATCAAGACCCTGCAAGAAGACGACCAGGGCGCGTACTACGAAGTTCCCCTGCTGGACACCGACTACAACAAGGACTTCCTGGTCCCTGCGCTTGAAGGCCGTCTCCTTGACGGCACGAAGGTGGGATCGCAGTTGGGTGCCTCGTTCCGGTTCGAGGTGGTCAATGACAAGTGGGAGCGCGGGAAGACCAACTCGGCCAACCCCGATGGTCTGGACCGGCGCACCATCACCGAGGCTCGGGTGTTTGAGTTCGGCCCGGTGACGTATCCCGCAAGCGGAGCGGCCACGGCGGGCATCCGCTCGGCAACTGATGATTTCATGGAGCACCTACTTCACGACGGCCGATTCGTGGCCGGGCTGATCGAGCAGACCAGCCCACGGGTCGTGGGGAGAATGCTGGCCGCAGCCCGCGAGCACCTCGGGGCCGCATCCGACGACGAAGACGAAGGGCGCGAGAACCTCGGCTCCAAGCGTCTGCTGCAACTTCGGCGTCAGGCCGAAGCAATCCTGCTATTTGGAGTTGACAATGTCTAAGTTGGACGAGGCCCGGACGCGAGTTGATGCCCTCAAGGCTGAGATTCGCGGGCTGGCCGACAAGGAAACGCTTGAAGAGGCTGAGGAGACTCGCTTCGCGGCTGCGCTCGAAGAGGGCAAGGTTGCGGTGTCTGAGTTGACTGGTCTCGAAGAGCGTGCGAAGGCGGTTGCGGCTATTGAGGCCAAGACCACCGACCGCGTTCCGGGTGCGGATGTTCCCGGCCAGATCAACCGGACCAGCCCGTTCGGGGTTGACCCGTTTGACAGCTCGCGTGGCGAGCGGCGCGACGCGGCGATGAAGGTGCTTGAGTCAACCAGTGTGCGGATGTCTGCGCGTCAGCAGGATCGCCTCGATCACCTGCTCCGCAAGGGCCAGACCGCGAACTTCGACTCTGACTACATCGCCCGCAGGGCGCTGATCACCGAGAGCGACGCCTATCACTCAGCGTTTGCGAAGGGCATCACTGGCGACACCTTCTGGACTGCTGACGAGGTGCGAGCCCTCCAGGCGTACCGGAAGATGGAATCCCGCGCCGGATCTGAAGGCACGATGGGTGCTGGTGGATACGGTGTGCCGATCCTCATCGACCCGACCATCGTCCTGACGTCAGGTGCGTTGGATGCCCCGATCCTCTCAATCTCTCGGATTGAGACGATAACGACCGACCAGTGGAAGGGTGTGACCTCTCAGGGCATGACCTTTGAGTATACGGCTGAGGCCGCAGCGGTTGCGGACAAGACCCCGACACTCGCTCAGCCCACGATCCCGGTTTACCGGGCCGACGGCTTTATCCCGTACTCCTTCGAGATTGGTCAGGACTATCCTGGCTTCGCGGAAGAGATGGGCGCTCTGCTTGACCAGGGTTATGTGAACCTGGTTGCTGCGGGTACCATGACGTCTTCTGGGACGGGCTGCCCGACCGGAGTCTTCACGGCCCTCAAGGGTGCGGGCAACAAGTGCGCCGATGCCACCTCTGGGACCGTCGTCACGGTGACCACGCTTGGCTCATTGGGTGCGGTCGACGTCCGCGCCTGCTGGTCGTCACTCGGAGAGCTGTTCCGTCAGCACTCCACTTGGGTGATGAACGTGAGTGTCGAGTCGGTCGTCCGCGCATTCGGCAACGGCCTGGCTCTGTCTGACTTCACCATCGACCTGACCCAGCCCGGCGAGTCCCGCCTGGCCGGTCGCCCGGTGGTTCTGTCGGACTACGCCCCGACGTTCTCGAACACGACTGCGTTGGCGAACCAGTACGCGATCCTCGGGGACTTCTCGAAGTTCATGATTGTGCAGCGTGCTGGCATGGTCGTAGAGCAGGTGCCGCACCTGTTCTCCGTCACCACCGGTTACCCAACGGGGCAGCGTGGCTGGCTGGCTTGGAGCCGGCACGGCTATAACGCCTTGAGCGGCAACCCATTCAGGATCTTGAGCAACGGCACATGATGGCTGACTACCCGTCACCGTTGCCGAAGCCGCCGTTCCCCAAGGACGGCAGACCACCTATCTGATCCCAAGCCGGGAGCCCCGGGGGCTCCCGGTTCCGGGGGGACAATACTTGGAGGGAAACCATTGTCTGACAAACTCGTCTACGCGGCGCAAAGCGCACGCCTATTCGACAAGGACCAGCTTAGTTATGCGGTTGTCCAGGCTGAGCCCTGGGCCGCTGACGACCCGCTGGTGACCGCGAACCCCGACGCCTTCACCGACTACCCGGTGACCGTGAAGCGAACGGTGCTGCCGACCATCGAGCAGGCCACTGCCGCGCCCGGTGAGAAGCGCAGCTACGTTCACCGCACCCCGAGGGAAGAGCCCGCGCCACCTAAGCCACGTTGGTGAAACATGATTGCATGGCGGGATATTTACATCCCGATGAGCTGAACAGCACTTTCCACAAGAGCCTTTTCGACCTGTTCGGCTACGACATGACCCACGACGCCCGGATAGGGAGCTGGGTGATGGTCCGCAGCGGGGTGATGGGGATACCCGACGGTCGGAACAACCTCTGCAACGCCCTGCTGATGAGCGACCACGAATGGCTGTTCATGGTGGACTCGGACATGGGGTTTGAGCCGATCCTGCTGGATCAACTGTTGAAAGTTGCAGACGCGAAGGAAAGGCCCATCGTCGGCGGCCTGGCCTTCGCCCAGAGGGAGACTGTCCCAGACGGTCGCAACGGGTTCAGGTGCTTTCCGATGCCGACGATCCTGGATTGGATACAGCACATCGGGCCCGGCACGCTGAACGATGGCGTCTGGCGGTTCACGGGACGAAGGCACTACCCGGTCAACTCGCTGGTGAAGTGTGGCTCTACTGGGGCTGCGTGTCTGGTCATACACCGTTCGGTCCTTGAGAGGATGTTGGAGCGGTACGGCAAGCATTGGTGGGACCGGATCACGGGCGAGAAGGACGAGGTGATGGGTGAAGACATCTCGTTCTTCTCCCGGTGCAAGGAACTCGACATCCCGCTGCACGTCCACACGGGAATCCGCACGACCCACTTCAAGCATCTGTGGCTGGCCGAAGAGGACTTCTGGCAGAGCTTCCTTGCTCCCCCCGCAACTGACCGAGTGGATGTGATCGTGCCGGTCCTCCACAGGCCGCAGAATGTCAAGCCCTTCATGGAGTCGCTGATTGCGACCACAGGACTGGCGACGGCGTGGTTCGTCTGTGACATCCTCGACATTGAGGAGCAAGCCGAAGCCCGTAAGTACGGCGGCCGTCTGTTGTTCCGTGACGGGACATTCGCCCAGAAAGTCAACACCGCCTACAAGGCCGTTCACGATGGCGGCTTAGAACTGGACGCCCCGTGGATTCTCTTGGTCGGTGACGACGTTCGCTTCCGTCCCGGCTGGCTGGATCACGCAATGGAAGTGGCCCGAAGGTACAGCGCCAAGGTGGTGGGCACGAACGATCTGCTCAACCCCCGCGTGACCCGTGGCGAGCACGCGACACACATGCTCATCCGCCGCGACTACATCAACGAGCTGGGCGCATCGTGGGACGGACCCGGGATTGTCGCCCACGAAGGCTACCGCCACTGGTTTGTGGACGACGAGATCGTGACCGCTGCGAAGCAGCGTGGCGTCTTCCAGATGTCTCTTGCCTCGGAGGTCGAGCACACGCATCCGATCAATAACGGGGCCGAAATGGACGAGGTCTACGCGAAGGGCATGGAGCACACCGAAGAGGACAAGAAGCTCTTCGAGTCCCGCTTCCTGGCCCACACCCAATCGCAGAACGGAGCCAAGCCCAACCGGGCAACGCGCCGAGCTCGGCCAAAGCGCACACTCGTAGGGGCCAAGTAATGCCTGAAGTAGGCGCCAAGGTGGCCAAGATGACCGAGATGCGGATCGAGGTCACCCGCTGCGGCTGTGGCGAGCCCACGTCGCACGCGAACACCCCATGTCCACAAGGCGTGGCCGACCCCACCGGGACGCGCATCCTGCGGTCCTACCGCAACCCCCTCAGACAGTTCGTCTGGGACCACACCGGGAGATAAGACAATGGCCGCCACCGTCCTGACAACCGTCGGAAAAGGGCTCGTAACTGGCTTCTTAACGGGAATCGGAAGCCCCGTCGTGCCCGTGTACTGCGCCATCGGCTCTGGTTCAACTACTGCTACGGTCGCCGACACCACGTTGACCACGGAGTACGTCGGCGGCACCTGGACCGGCTACGCCCGGGTATCCGGTACTCCGACCCAGCAGACCACCAGCGTGACCCATGACACTGCCCAATGGGTGGCTTCGTGGACAGCCGGGGCGTCGCAGACAGTGGCCGAGGCGGGTAACCTCACGCTGGCCACATCGGGGCTTCTGTTCGTGCATGGGAACTTCACCGGAGTGGCGCTGTCCTCGGGCGACTCGATCCAGGTCACGATCACCTGCCAGTTCACCTGAGTTCGGTGTTGGCGGGAGGTCAGCCGGTGGCTGAGCAATTCGACGTGGTGACCTTCTGATGCCCACCTTCCCTTACGCCTACACGGCGAACTACGGCGCCAGCACGGTCACGAAGATCAACCTCTCCACGTTCGCGACAGTGGGTAGCGCGCTTGCGGTGGGCAGCTACCCCTACTCCATCGCCGTCGATCCGGCTGGGACCTTCGCCTACGTCGCGAACTACAACAGCAGCACGGTCACGAAGATCAACCTCTCCACCTTCCTGACGGTGGGTAGCGCCCTTGCGGTGGGGAGCGACCCCTACGCCATCGCCGTCGATCCAGCTGGGACCTTCGCCTACGTCGCGAACTACAACAGTAACACGGTCACGAAGATCAACCTCGCTACAGGGTTTGACACGTTCGTCGGGACGAACTGCACCCTCACCCAGTCGGCCACCAAGGCCCTGGACGGCGCATACTCGCTGCAGAGTTCTGCGACCACCACGGGTGGTATATCGGCTGCGACCGGGTACTACGCAGTCCTTCCAAACACCGCGTACTCGGCGCTGGTCTCGTCCATCGCTGCCGCGACCTCTCGCACGACCTCCGTTAGCATCCATTGGTACACATCCGCTCACGTCTCCATCTCAACCTCGGCGGGGTCGGGGGTCGCCAACAACACCTCGACGTGGACCCAGGCGACCGTCTCGGCGACTTCGCCCGCCACGGCGGCATTCGCTACGATTGTGGTGGCCACTACGGCTTCGGCGGGGAGCGAGCTGCAATACTGGGATGACGTTGGCCTGTTCCTCGGCACCGTCTCGACGTGGACTGCCGGTGGTTTCGTCGGGAACGACTACGTAGCCATCCTGCGCTCAGACGGTGTTTACGTCCGCAACGCGAGTCTGGCCAACCCCTACGATCTCAACAACACGACGGACACGGGCACGGTCGAGGACTTCGAGGTCACCCCTGGCGTGGCCTACACCTACACCGCAGTCGTTGTGGCAAACATCAGCGGCTCAATTTACACCAGCTCAACCAGCTCTGCCACGGGTGCGGTGACGCTGACCACAAGTGCTTGGTGGATCTTCAACCCCCTGGCCACCCCCACGGCCACCCAGGCGATCGTACAGGGGTTCACGATCTCCCAGATCGAGCAGTCGGCGGCACACTATCCGATTGGCTCCGGGACCGGGATCACCTACCCCACCATCCTGAGTTCGGGCTTCAACGGCCAGGATGGGGTGGCGACGGTCAAGACGGTTTCGATGGCGAACCTTGCGGCAATCACGGCGCTGCTCACATGCGGCCAGACCGTGTTCTTGTCCTCCCCGTTCGGGATGACGTACTACGCCCGCATCGGCCCCCAGCCCGGCGGCATGTCCTCGGGCACTGGGAACGTGGCTAAGAACGCGGCCCTCCAGAGCTCAGCCCTCGCCAACCCGGTGAACCTGGTGAACATGAGCTGGGTGGCGCAGCCCAGGCCGACGGTCTGATGCAGGCCATCTCCCCCGCTTTTGCCTCTGCGATCAAAGCGGGCTACACTGCCTATATCTCGGCGAACGTCCTGGCCCCTCCCGTGAACGGGGCCAACGGGATGACGCTACTATCCCAGGTGCCCGTCACAGATGGCACCGTGACCGTGGATCGCACGGCAGCCCAGAGGCGCACCTTCACGGTCACACTCAGCCTGGCCAACACCAGCGTCATCCCGGCCAGCATGAATGACCCCTTCGCCCCCTTCGGCCCAGAGTTGCAGCTCTTCGCCGGCTGGCTGGTGCCGGGGACACAGACACCCTACATCTTGCCGTCCACTGGCCTACCCGAGCAGATCCCGCTGGGCGTCTTCCCCATGACCACGACCACGATTGAAGACACAGGCGTCGACATCGTGATGACGGTCAAGGGATACGACCGATCCTGGTCGGTCGCACAGCGGGCCTTCGCAGTGGCACAGGTCATCACGGCCGGGACGGCTCCCGAGACGGCAATCCAACAGATCCTCTCGGCCCAATATCCCGGCCTTCCTGCCCTGAACATGCCGCCGACCGGGTTTGCACTGCCGACCATGACCTTCGACCAAGGCGCGGACCCGTGGGCCGGTTGCGTGGAGATGGCGACCCAGGCGGGGAACGAGCTTTACCTCGACGCCAACGGCATCCCCGCCGGTAATCCCGTCCCCGACCCCACGACCATATTCCCCTGCTGGACGTACTCAACGACCACCAAGGGTCTCAACATCGCCGCGCCCTCAACCATCAGCCGTGTCCTGACCCGCGAGGGCGTGTCAAACGACATCACCGTCTCGGCCACGGGATCGCAGAACGCTACCTCGGGGACAGGGGCCTCGACCCCGATCTCTGCGCAGGCGCAAGACCTGAACCCCCAGAGTCCGACATACATCAACGGCCCATTCGGTGACGTCCCGTCCTTCGCCTCGTCATCGAACCTAGCGGACCTGCCGTCCGCTCAGGCGGCGGCCAATCTTGCCCTGGCGCTCTCGTTGGGCAGTATTGACGTGTGTACGGTCACCGTCTCTCCCGCGCCGATGTTTGACATCGACGACGTAATCACCCTGATCGACCCGAGGATCAACGTGAACTTCAACTGCGTGGTGGATGCGGTGACTTACAGCGTGAGACACGACACCAAGACAACTCTCACGCTACGGCACGCCTACCCGCTATGAGCACCCGCGATCTAGCCAAGGCGCTCAAGAGCAACATCGGTCCGCAGGGGGTCGTGGGGCAGGACTGGTGGGGCGTGGTGACCGTCGTGAACACCGGCCCCCCGAAGACGGTCACCTGTAAGATCAACGGCACTACCTCGGTCGTCTCCTGTCGCTACCTGGCATCCTACTCCCCCACCGTGAGCGATGTGGTGGTGGGGCGCCGGGACGTCCATGGGGACTACTGGTCCCACGGCAAGCTGGCGTGAGCGAATCCTGTCTCATTGATGAGAAGAACCGCATTATTCACTCGCTCGCTCGCGCCAAGGGCAACTGTGGCCTGTCCAAGATCCGCGAGGCGACCGTCGTAGCCAACTACCGCGAGGCCCGAGACGTAGCTCCGTCTCACATCTGCTGTCCACTCTGCAAACCGGAGATAACATGATCCCTTACAAGTCCCAGAGCGGGCAGTCGCTAGTTGGATTCATCGAGTTGGTCTGTGTCATCGTCGTTGTTGTCCTGGTCCTGGTCGTCATCGTCCACGTCTGATATGACAGGAGAACGTGGCGAAGAGCTTTCGCACAATTCGAACGGCTGGACCGTATATACCCTCAAGGCATACGCAGACCAGCGTTTTGAAGACGGCGACAAAGCTGTACAGGCGGCGCTCATGTCCCAAAAGGAAGCTGTCCTCAAAGCCGAGAGCGCAACGGACAAGCGGTTCGAGACGGTGCGGGTAGAAGCGGACTTTCGCATGAACGCCCTGGCGAACAAGATCGACGAACTGCAAGCATCAATGAACCAGAACCTGGGCCGCAGTGGCCCAGCCGACCGGGACGAGGAGCGCGCCTACGCACGGGTTGTCCAGTCGCGCTATCTGGGGATCTACGCCGTGATCGGCGTGGTACTGGCCATCGTCGCAGGCGTGGTCGGGTATCTATTCCGATGACCGACACACCGGCCCACGACCAGTCTGAGACGATCCATTTGCTGCGGCACTACGTTGCACATCATCCACGCAAGGGCGACCCGTACTATCCCCTCTTCGAGAAAGCCAAGCGGCGCATCAAGGCCCAGGGGATGTGGAGGTGCGCAATCGGTAACGCCGACTGCGGTGGACCGCTCAATCTTCACCATTCAGAAATAGAGTTTGCTTACCAGAACGAAGTTGATCTGGACAAGATCAACGCCCTGCTGGGGTTGCACCTCGACCTGGACGGTTTCCGTCAGTGGGTGGAGCAGCCGGGGAACCTCGAGGTGCTTTGCACCGACCATCACCTGCCGGGGCGGAGGTTCGCGGTCCACAGTGTCCCCCACGCCGACTGGACAATCGTTCGGGTTCACGCAGACGGGCTGGTTCCGGTCGAGGTCGTGAAGGGATGATCCCCACTCTGACACTGTGCGAGAACTGCCACGCCGATGTGAAGCGCGATCCGTGTCGGGTCCGCATGACTGTCATGTCGGGCTGGGACGGGGATTTGGTCGGCAAGGCGATCAACCGCTTCGACAAGCGCTTGTGCCGCCCGTGCGCTAACCGATTGGTCAAGGCCGATTTCGACGGCTACCAGAAGCGGCACAAAGACCGGTCACACAGACTGCGGCTGCCGTGACGATCTCTCTCAAGCAAGAGCAGGAGTGGCGCGAGTGGTATCTCGAAGCCGAAGATGCCCTGCGCCTCGCGACTGATGGGGTGCTGGGGCTATGGGAGACAGACTGCTACCAGGCATCCGAAGCCCTGGGTGAACTGCTCTCTGCGGGGGTGGAGGCACACAAGGTCTGGGAGCGTCGCCGTGTGGCTTACGAAGCCTTCGCGGCGACGGTGAAGCGACAGGGCGAGCGTAGCGGACTAACCGATACATGGCTTGAAGCACTGGGGGGATGAGATGACTCTATGGGACAAGGCGTGGCTGGCGTGGCTGGTCGGTGCCGCAATCGGCACGACGGTGACCCTGTGGATCATCGCCAGGCGCTACCGGACGCGGTTCGTCGTGGTGCCGCATGGGTGAGTTGGTTGCCGACTCCGCCTACGCCCCGACTCTCGCGCAGTGCCAAGCGTTCCTGGCCGCAGGTGGCGGAGCATGGCTCGGCTACCTGGCCTCCGGGAAGGATGTGGACATCCTCAACCCCTGGACCGAGGCAGAGTTTGATCTGGTCCGTTCCTCGGGTTTGCTCACCGCAGCCTATGTGTCGGGACAAGACAACCCGACTTGGCTCAAGACCACGGCTGCGGCTTGGGGTCTGACGATCATCCTCGACTGCGAGGGCGGCATCCGGGCTGACGGAACCTGGGTCGATCCGTTCCTGGCTACGTCCGGCGCCGGACTCTACGGCGGCTCGGCCGTGCAAGCGAATCACCGCACACATAACCATCCCTTTTACGTCTTCGCCCTCTACCCCACGGCCGGGAACCCGTCGAAGCTACAGTGGCCGTCGGGAGTGGCAGCGCCGCCTCAACCGACCGGCTGGCAGTACGCCGACAACGGCTCATTCGGGGGGCACGCTGTCGATCTCAGTATCTTTGATCCCGCAATCTTGGGGGGAGTAGACATGACACCAGCGCAAGCCCAGATGCTTCAGGATCTTCATGACATTTTCTTCCTTGCCGCTGAAGGTAGCACTACCCCCCCTGGTAATGCGCCTTGGAGTAACGTTGAGGTTCTTAGACGGCAGAATACCGATCTAGGTGCTCCATACTCTCCCAACGCCCTCAATCCTTTCGTACCCGATCCGCCCGGCCCCGTCAACCCGCCCGCAGCCGTGACCCTCGCACCCCCCCACGTCTACTCCCAGCTCAGTTCTGCGACCGATCCCTGGGACGCCTGTGGTGAGACCGCTGTGGCGAGTGTGGTCACTGACTCCGGGTCTGGATGGACACCGAGCGATGTGGTCAAGTGGGCCGTCTCGGCCGGTGCGGCATCGGCCAACGGAGAGACCACCGCTGCAAACCTAGTCGCCGAGTTGGTGCACTACGGCATCCCCGCCACGGTGGTCGCACAGCCGATCGCTACCGCGCTACCCGCTGCCCTCGCTCGCAAGCACGAACTCCTAGTAACGGTCTCGTGCGACAGCGACGGCAACCCCGTGACCCCCGGCACGGCCACCCACTGGCTCCTGGCGTACGGAATATCGTCTAGTGGCTATGCGGTCATGCAGCCGCTTGGCAGCCCGCCAGGGTCGCTACAGACCTATCCCGTCGCCCTCCTCGACTCCTGCGACAAGCAGAGCTGTGTCGAGGTTGAGTTTGTATTGCCCAAAGACGCCTGATCCCAAGGAGGGACACATGAAGCAATGGCTTGCGGACATCGTTACTCTGGACAAGGTGCTGGCCGTCGTGCTGTCGGCCAACACATTGATCATCGGCTACCTACACGGCACGTTCCCGGCCTACGTTGACATCGTATCTGGCGTCCTGGCGGGCGTAGCGATCTTCGTGTCGGTGAGCCTGGCAATTGTGAAGGTGCTCGCGGCCGCGAAGATCGAGGAAGCCGCGATCAAGGCGGGGCTGCCTTACGATGGATGAACTCAAGTTGGGTAAACTCCCCGCAACGCGGCCCTACGGGCTAGGGGATCTCGACCAATATATGACGGTAAAGCCGCCCCAGCCCCCGGCCGAATCCCCTGTGCCCTTGATCGGTGAGTGGGGAATGCTCGGCAACTCAACCTACGGTGACTGCGTCGTGGCGGGGACCGAGCACATCATCATGGCGTCCAACGCCGAGGTCGCCGAGAAAGACCCCGAGGCCAACGCGGCCGAGGTGGTCAAACAATACCTTGCCCTGTCCCCCGACGACGAGGGGCTGAACGTCTCCACGACCCTTCAACTCTGGCGCTCCCACGGCCTCTTCGCCCCCGCCAACAAGATCGCCGCCTACGCCCCGGTGAGGCTGAACGACATCCTCGCACTCCACCGCTGTGTGGCCTTCTACGGCTCATGTAACTTGGGCGTGAACCTGCCACAGTCTGCAATGGATCAGTTCAACGCGGGCAAGCCCTGGACTGTCACGGGCGATAACACCATCCTCGGCGGTCACGACATTGTGGTCGTCGGCTACGACTCCGAGTGGCTTCGGATCGTGACTTGGGGCAAGGTGATCCGGGCGAGCTTCGCTTGGTTCGCGACTTACGCAGATGAGGCCTGGGCGATAATCACGAACGAGGTAGTTGAAGCCGGACATGGTCCCGGGAAGCTATTAGACTTAGTGGGACTCAAAGCCGATCTAGACCACTTGGCTGGTTGACCGACGTTTACCCTCTCGATCACAGGCCCGACAGCCCCGGTCTCCACGGGGGTTATATCGGGTACGGGTTAGTCGGGACAATCTGTCCATGGGGATGCTTTAGTCGGGACAATCTGTCCAGCCCGTAGAGACTTGATCTGCCCAATCCGGCCTGTAGAGACTTGATCGGCCGATCCGTTTGTGGCGTCTCCCCCACAATAATCAACACACCCTCTCCCCTGCCGCCGCGCCAGCCCCTCCCTGGCGCCCGGTGGCCTCCGTGCAGCCCTCAGCCCTCGTGGCTGGGGGCTGTTTCGTTTGTCTCCGCGTCGAGGGACCGCTCCTCCCAAGTAAACCGGCAGCGGCGGCAGATCCGCTCCAGCCTGTCGTCCAGCCAGCGGACCTTCGCCTTCCCCGAGCACTTCGGGCACCGTCTGGCTGGGTCGAAGACCTCCAGGGGCTCGGGCCCATCCCGTGCCGCCGGCCCGGGCCATATGCTCTCAAGCTGCTCCTGCCAGTAGGAAGGGGGCTGCCGCCCCTCGACGTCAGAGATGGCTGTGTCCAGCCGCTCGATCCTGTCCCATGCCCGCGAGCCCTCCGCCGAGAAGCGGCCGTAGTCACCGATCACCCGCTCCGACACCCGCCGCTCGGACCGTAGTCGCCTAGCCAGCCGCTCGTCTTCAGGATCAACCACGGTACCACGGTGCTGCCAGCCCAGCCGATTCTCAGCCAGCCGTCATTGCATTGTTACATCCCGCCCCCCCCCCAAGGGGGACGGAGGTGCTATGCTCCCGAGATAGACGGCGGCTAACGATTAGCCGGGGGTCTGGGGTAGGTCTCTTATCCGTAGCTCAAGCTCGCGATAAGCCCCCCCGGGCCCCCGCGGAGGGTGGCTTGGAAGAGTGGACCGATCGCGATGAGGGCGACACGCTTCCCCGTTCGCCCGCCTATGCGGAGTGCGACACCGCTAGTCGCATGGACCAATGGGTCTCCCGCAATTGGCGCTGGATTGCGCCGCTGGCCCTGGTGCTTGTGATGTTCGCCATCGCACTCGCCGCGAAGGACTGAGATGGCCAAGACCTACACCGGCTGGCACTTCACGGCGACCGAGACCAAGGGCCGAGACGGCTGGCCGCTAAAGCCTACCGAGGAGCTGCCTGAGGGAACCGAGCTGGAGCTGTGCGTGGTGGGCCTGCACGCGTGCAAGTCGGCGTTTGCTGCGCTGACGTATGCACCGGGGCCGTGGGTGAGCCGAGTCCGGCTGGAGGGCCGAGTACTCACGGACACGGACAAGGCGTGTGCCACCCGTCGGGTGCGGCTGGCCGGGCCGGTGGATGTGACCCGTGAGCTACGGCTGTTCAGCGCGGACTGTGCAGAGCGGGTGCTGCCGATCTTCGAGAAGACCGTGCCTGGTGATGCGAGACCACGGCAGGCGATTGAGACGTCCCGGCGCTTTGCCGTCGGCCAGGCCACGGCAGCGGAGCTGGTTGCTGCCGGGGACGCTGCCGGGGCCGCTGCCTGGGCCGCTGCCGGGGACGCTGCCGGGGCCGCTGCCTGGGCCGCTGCCGGGGACGCTGCCTGGGACGCTGCCCGGGACGCTGCCCGGGACGCTGCCAGGGACGCTGAGAAGCGGTGGCAAGACCAGACGCTGACCAGCCGGCTCAAGGCTGCGCTGAAGGGGGGAACCGATGGCTGACACCAGGAACATTCACCAGAGGATAAACGCCGCCCTGATAGAGATGGGCGATCTCTCGCCGGACAAGAAGCACCCGAGCTATGGCTTCGAGTACGTCTCCGTCCAGAAGCTCTTGGCGGCGTGGCGCAAGGCGTCGATCCCACTGGGGATCAGGACGACGATGGGGATACACGACGGTGAGCTGACGCTTAGCTTCGTCAACACAGACGCCCCGGACGACGTTTCGGCGACCGTCTGGCCCGTCTACCCCGAGGACAAGGGGTGGAGCTACACGGTCAAGTACGCGCTTATGAAGAGCCTGCTGGTGGCCGACGACGAGCCCGACGAGGGGCCGGTGGTAGCGCAATCAACTCCGCCAGAGTTGATCCAGAAATGGGCGCAGCCGTCAGAATTGCAGGCCAACGACACCGCCAGCGTCTCCTGCCCCACGGACGGCTGCCTTGGACATCTTGTCCAACGGGCGACCAAGACGGGAAAGTCCCCCGGATCGCCCTACCTCGTGTGCAGCTTGGGAAAGAACGGCTGCGGGCTGAGTCCCATCTGGGACACCACGCTGGAAGCCTACATCGAGGGCAAGGAAGACTTCGCCAATGTCACGACGACGTTCGTGGATACCCCCGCTGCACCAGAGGATGTCCCGCCGCCGCTCATGGACGAAATCTTCCCCAGCAGTGTCCTCGGCGCGTCGAGCTGGGCTAAGCAGGCACAAAAGGGAACGCCGAAGTGAGCGGGGATGCGCCTGCCAACCCCACGGAGGTCGTCCTACACCTGGCCAAGCTGGGCCGGGAGTTGGACGAGATCGTCGGAGTCCTGAGAGACGCCGAGATGGCCGCGGTCACCAAGCGGCACGCAGCGGACATGGCCGAGAGCCACGCATACCTAGAGGCCGTCGGTAGCGTCGAGACGAGGAAGCACCTGGCGAGGGTGGCCACGGACAAGGTCGAGGCCGAGGCGCTGGTAGCTGAGGCCGTGGTGAGATACCTCAAGGCCAGGATCAATACTATCTCAACGAGGGTGGACATCGGCCGTTCGTACTCGGCCTTGATCCGCTCAGAGTTGGCCGTGCTGCCGGGGACGGGAGAGCCGTGACCGAGTTGTTCGCCAAGGTGCTCGTCAAGATGCTCACCCACCCGAAGGTATTACCCATCGGTAACGCGGCTCTTGGGGTCTGGCTGCGCGGGACGCTCTACGCCAAGGTCCAGGGGACGAACGGCTACGTCCCGCCCGAGGCGCTCAGGGCCTTCGCGGGGATTCGCCCCGAGGACGATGAGGTGGTCGAGTTGGTCGCGACTGGGTTGTGGGAACCCGAGGGGAACGGCTGGGTAATCCACGACTGGGAGGACCACCAGATTGACCCTGCGGACTATGCCGAGATGGGCCGACACTCCGCCGCTAAGCG